TACTGGTTGCCGCCGTTCTTATCGGCCAGGAGCTTCTCGATTCTAGTTGCCATAGTTTCCATTCGACCATCTTACAAGCAACCGTTGTAGATAGCACTGCAAAAATAAGTTGTAATAGCTCGCCTATTGTTGTAACCTAGAGTTGTAACCAACGACTAGAACCTAAGACTATGGAAACCGGAATCGCAAAAGCAATTCGCCTCGCTGGAAGCCAGACCGCTCTCGGCAACCTGCTCAAGCTCACGCCCCAGGCAATCCAGAAATGGGCGGCCCAAGGCGTGGTCCCTGGCGAACGCTGCCGCGAAGTCGAGTCTGTTCTCGAAGGCCAGGTTACCCGGTACGAGCTGAACCCATCCGTGTTCGGCGAACCACCCCACCCGCAGTAATCCCAACGCAACAGCACCACCCACCTCGTAACCCGCACCACCAAGGAGAACACCATGTTTCACGCAGCCATTGACGACGACACCCGCATCCACCGCGTGGAAGTCCTCGTCAGCACGATGGAAAAGAGCAAAGCCAAGGAAGTGGCCGCGGCTGCCGGTCTCGGGCTTTCGGCCTGGTTCCGCACCCTCGGCAACGAAGCAGTCCGTCGCCATGGTAGCGGCCCAACGCCGAGCAAGGAATCCCGACATTGTCCGGGTCGCGGTCGCCCAGCAGCACGGGCGCGCGGCGTGGCAACGGGTCGGAGGCATCTTTGATTGTGGCTTCCGGCTTTGTGCCAGGAGACAGGCGAAAAAATAGCCCGGTGTGGAGCCGGGCCATGAAAGGAATTAAACGTGAACGAATTATCACCTGAAAACCACGCAGCGACAAAGGTTATCGCAACAGCGTGCAACTGGGTCGACAGCCGTCGTGCAGTCCAGGCGGCGCCGCAAGACCAGAAAGCGCGTGAAGCCGGTCGCCTGCGCAAGAGTGGCGACGAACTGGCTCAGGCTGTCGAGAAGTTCCGCAAGGCGGGGCAGCCATGACGGACCAGATCGTCTCCCGCTCAATGATGTTCGACCGCGGCGTCGCTGCCTTCCTGCGCGGCGCCGGTCGTGAGGACCACGGCATGAACATCGGCGCGCCCGGCATCGCTGACTGGCAAGCCGGGTTCGATGACACCGCCAAGCGGTGGTATGCAGCCATGCAGCCGCAGGCGCAGGCCGTGAAGGTGTCGCCGCCATGACCACCAACATCCTCTCCCCCAACTGGACGGGCGAAACTGCCGCGCCCATCAATCCTGACACCATCTGCATCAAGGCCGTCCAGGCGCCAGTGTTCGGCGAATGCGACGGTTGCCTCTTCATCGGCCAGCGCGCCAGCGTCTGCAAGCGCGCCAACCGCATCGCTGTCGAAGCCGGCGATCCTGACTGCGACCAGGTGCTGGGCGCGCCGCGCCGCACCGTCATCTACGTGCTCGACAAGACCGATCCGCGCCAGCTGCCGCTGATCGAGAAGGGGCACTGACATGGCCCGCGCACGCAACATCAAGCCGGGCTTCTTCACCAACGAAGAGCTGGTCGAACTCCCCTTCCATACCCGACTGCTGTTCATTGGCCTGTGGACCCTGGCTGACCGCGAAGGCCGCCTGGAAGACAAGCCGAAGCGCATCAAGATGAACCTGTTCCCGGCCGACAGCATCGACGTCGACGCGTCGCTGGTCGAGCTGGAAGCATCGGGGTTCCTCAAGCGCTACGAGATCGACGGAGCACGGTACATCCAGGTGCTCGCATTCAGGAAGCACCAGAATCCCCACAGGGATGAGAAGCCGTCTTCGATACCGGGAATGGATGAGCACTGTGCAAGCACTGTGCAAGCACCATGCGAACACAGTGCTAATCGGGCTGATTCTCCGATTCCTGATTCCCTTAACCTGAAACCTGAACCGGTTTCTGCACACAGCGCTTCTACTCAACCGGAGTTGGGCGCGAACGAGCACGAGCCGCGCGCTGAACCCACCCCGGCAACGCAGCTGAGCATCGCTTTCAACGCTGCTGGTATTCGCACCCAGCCTGCCGATCCTCGACTGATCGCTCTTGCCGACCAGGGCATCACCCCGCAGACCGTCACCGCCGCTTGTGCCGAGGCCCGCGCTGCCAAGCCGAACGAAAGCATCGGCTTGGGCTACGTGGTCGCCATCCTGCAGCGCTGGGCCGCCGATGCTGCACGCGTCAACGCTGGCGGCGCCGCACAGCCGCGCGCATCGCCGAGCTACCAGACCGCGAACGACAAAGCCAAAGCCTGGGCCGACAGCCTCACCGGAAAGAACCGAAGCCATGAACCTGACCACCGCATCATCGACATCAACGACGCCCCTGCCCGCAAGCTGGGTTGAAAAGCTGCTGCACAAGATGCTGCTCAGCTATGGCAAGAAGTTCACCGACCAGTGGGGCGCCACCAGTACCGACGAGCTGGTCGAGCACTGGGGCCAGGAGCTGGCCGGCTACCAGCCGATCGAGATCGCGCGCGGCCTGAAATCGCTCGAGACCCGCGACTGGCCGCCTACCCTGCCCGAGTTCAAGAAGCTGTGCCGCGCCCCTGTCGACGCGATGAAGGCGTACTACGAGGCCGTGGCCGGCACACAGGCGCGCGCCGCCGGCGAGTACGGCAAGTGGTCGCACCCGGCGATTTACTGGGCCGCCATGCCTCTATCGTTCGACCTGGGCAACCAGACGTACAGCCAGATCAAACCGCGCTGGGAAGCGGCGCTGAATGCGCAGATGGAAGCCGGCGAATGGGCTGAGATTCCCCAGCCGATGGTCGCGCTGCCAGCGCCGGGCAAGACTCAGCTGACCCGTGCGGAAGCGGCGCAGCGCCTTCGCCAGCTCGGCGCCGCCACTGTCGTCAAAGACGGCGCCGGCCGCGACGCGAAGCGCTGGGCCAAGTCGATCCTGGAGCGCCTGGCGCGCGGCGACAAAACGCTAATGCCGATCCAGGTGCAGTTCGCCCAGCAGGCGATGGGCGCCGAATTATGACGGCCCAGCACGACCCCTGCGCCTTCTGCGCGAACTTCACCCTGGGCCGCGCCAACCTGCCCGCCGGCCACGGCTGGTGCACAGCCTGGGAGCAGGCCAAGCCCTGGAACGGCCAGATCGGCGTGCTGTTCAAGGAAGCGAAGGACCGGGCGCCGAGGGCGCGGTATGTGGCGCAGCAGCAGGCCAAGGAAGCGAGCCCGGCATGAAGCGCTCCGCCCTCGTTCGCAAGACGCCGATGCGCCGCACCAGCATGACCCCGGCCGCCGGCGCCGGCCTGCTGCGCGTCGCCGCGGTGCAGCGCAAGGCCCGCAAGCCGATGAAGAAATCGCGTGCCAAGTCGACGCCAGCCCGGCGCGCCGCGCGCGGCCGCGACTGCACGCTGATGATTCCCGGCGTCTGCAACCGCGACCCGGCCACCACCGTGCTGTGCCACTCCAACCGCCTGGCCGACGGCAAGGGCATGGGCCTGAAAGCGCCGGACAGCGCCGCGTGTTTCGGGTGCTCAGATTGTCACGACGTACTCGACGGGCGCCGGCCGCTGCCGGGCTGGCTGACGCGCGAGCAGCTGGAAGACACGTTCGACCGCGCCACCGCCATCACTCAGGAACAACTGAAACAGGAAGGAATCACCGCATGAACGTCGTGTTCAACATCCCCGGCCAGCCGGTGCCGAAGGGCCGCCCGAAATTCGCGCGGCGCGGCGCGCACGTGTCTACCTACACGCCCGCCAAGACCGCCAGCTACGAGAACCTCGTCAAGATGGCTGCCACCCAGGCCATGGCCGGCGCCGAGCCGAACGCCGGCCCGGTGGCGCTCACGCTGACGCTCAACCTGCAGATCCCGGCCAGCTGGTCGAACAAGCGCCGCGCGCTGGCCGCCGCTGGCTCGATCGCGGCCACGAAGAAGCCCGACGCTGACAACGTCCTGAAGGGCATCAAGGACGGATGCAACGGCATCGTGTGGCGCGACGATGCCCAGGTGGTGCGCATCCACATCGAGAAGCGGTATTCGGAGACGCCGGGCGCGCTGGTGAAGGTGATGACGGCTGGTGGGGAGGCTGCATGAAACGCCAACCGAATTCCGTCTCGCGCACGATCGCCGCCCGGCGCGCCGACCAAGTCCGCGCCGACATACTGGCCGAGCTGGCGAACGGCCCACGCACCACGCGCGCGCTGTACGAGCACCTGAAGCTGGAGCGCGACGAGGTGTACCGCCTGTTGACGCAGATGCAGGCCGGCGGCGCCGTCCAAAGCCACACCGACCGCCGCAAGGGCGATAACGGCGAGATCATCGGCGCCACGTGGGCGCTGACCGGCCAGCCGCTGCCGCCGCGCCCACCACGGTTACTCCGGCCGAGGAAGCCGCAGGCACCGCCGCCGCCCTTTGTCATTCCCGCACCAGACCCACTGCTGGCAGCGCTGTTCGGGAGCCGCCCATGACGGACCAGGAAAAGCGCGACATCGGCCTGCGCCTGGAGAACTGGGGCCGCGTCTACCGCCCGGGCCGCACGATCGGCGTCAGCCCAACCGGTGCTTACTGCGACCAGCTCGAGCGAGAAGCCAACGGGGAGAAAGCATCCGGCGAGCGCCGCAAGCTGGACGAAACCGACGCCGCCGCGCTGGAGCGGAACATGCGCCTGCTATCGTACAAGGACCGCACCCTGCTCAAGCTGTGCTACGTCGACCAGGCCCAGCCCCATGAGGTCTGCCGCAAGCTGTCGATTGCGCACCGGCCGATGACCGTCTTCGTTGACCAGTTCCGCCGGGCGCAGGCTACAATCGAAGCTCTCGTGAACACGGATAAAGGGATCGAACGGTGAGCGATAGCTTCAAGAAGGGCAAGTGGGCCGGCGACCAGTGGAACCCGAGCGACGATGACGACGAGCTGCCGGCGGCGCCGCGTGGCCCTGGCCTTTCGGCGGACGACCGCGCCCTGCTCGAACTGGCTGCGCGCGCGATCGGCGCCCGGTTCGAAGAGGTAGAGCAAGAAGGGTACGGCAACCTGCACTTCGAGGACGGTCGTGTGCTCAATGCGTGGAACTCGCTGCAGTTCAGCGGCGATGCGTTCGAATTGGCGGTGGAGCTTGACATCAGTATGTCCGGCGCTGCGAACACACGCTTCGCCGAGGGTGAGTACGGGCCGCATTCCGAAGAGGCGGTGAATGGGGATAAGCTTTCAGCTGCACGCCGCGCCATCACGCGCGCTGCTGCAGAACGTGTCGCTGGCGAACGAAGGTATGGGGATTCAGAATGAAGCGTGATTTAGACCTGATTCGCACAATTATCCAGGGAGTGGAAGAACTGCCAGCGGGGAAATCGGCCGGTGCGCCGATCTGCGAGGGGTTCGACAGAGCGACCGTGATTGAACACT